GATCCACAATGTATTCTCTAGTTTCTGCTCTAGTAGCATCAATACGAAGTAAGTCACTTCCTATTGGATTAAGACGTATGGACTGATTGCCCATATCCTTAAAATTTCCTGTATATACTGGGATACTACCTGCAAACTCATCATTAAGAAAAGTTCTAATAGTATCCAAAATCTTTGTTTCCCAAATGTTTACAAATGTAATTGCCATTAGGTTCTAGTCATCCTAATTGAGTGTGGCATACCTGCATCATCTACTGATTCATTCTTGCCAAAAAACTCTATTTCCCATTTGTCATTTAGTGTAGCTGTATCTGCTGTGTCACCTGCAAATCTAATATAAACATCATTAGCTAATGGTTGATACTGCCCATTAATGGTTTCTGTGTAATCTGCTGTTTCACCATTGTTCATTCTTTCAGAACCTAGTTTGTCAGCATCTTTGTGCCAAACAGAATATACAGCAGTTCCTATAGCTCCAGCAGTTGTAATCTTAACTCCTACTTTATCATACACATCGTAATAGTGACCTCTTGTATCTACTATGTTTATAGCACCACTTACAGATACCTGTCTAATTACTCCCTTACTAGCATCGCCTGAAACCTGCCAAGATAACTTGGTGCTACCATCATTTAATGACAGTATGTTTCTTTCTGCTTCTTCAAACAAGGCATTCCCTATTTCAGAAGTAGGATCGTTAGCTCTAATAAGAAAGTAGCAAGCAATAAGTGCTGTAGTTCTTACGATAGAGTAATCATAATTGCCATCTTTGTCTTTGAACTGTTTTCGGGGCAGTTTGCCATCTAACCTAGAATCAAGGTATTTTTCGGCATTTGATATATAGCGTGTCCTTAGAGTATCCCAATCATCTCCTGACTCAATCAGCATATCATTAGGGTTTGTTGCATCGTTGTAGTAGTAAACAGCATCATTTGAATCATCGTAGTACCATTTGCCATTAGCGTTTACATCTGATGTGCCTGATTGTCCTGCCCCTAAATTTTCACCATTTGCAAATAACTGAGTAACTAAACCCACATTATTAGCAACATATCTACTGCCAGCACTAACTACAAATCCATATAAGGCAGTTTTAGTGTCAAATTCGTCTATAGATGGAAATACATCCTTTAAATCTCTTGTTGTACAATACGCCATATTGTTCCTAACTTACTTTCTAAATATTTTTAATGCAATAGTAAATAGTTAAGATCCTTAACTTTTTTTACTCTTTTAACTCTACATGAACTAAATCATCAAATGAATTGTCTTTTGTATCCCCATCGCTATCCCAGTCTCCGCCAAACCTTATATTTATTCCCATTTGTTTAGCTATACCACGGATCATTCCACCCATATAGTAAAATCCATCTCTATTTTCCCAATCTATTGGGTATGGTGCTAAATCAACTGCTTTACCTTCCATGTGTTTAGAATACTTTACCTTAGTAGCTCCTTTTGCTAAAAGTTCTTTTTGACGTTCAGCAGAACGGAGTCCTTCAATAATAGTAACATCCATCATTTTAATTAGTTCATTTAATACATTGATCAGTCTAGCATCAACCCCTTTGAGTCTTTCTCGACTCCGCCTACCGAACTTATACATTACTTTTTCTTTCCTTTCTTCATCATCTTACGTTTTTTCTTTGGCTTTGCTTTTCCGAAGCCGTATCCTTTTCCTTTTGGCATTATGATCTCCTTACTCGTTTTGCTACTTTTTTACTGTACTTTGCTCGTTGCTTACCTTTGGCAGAAGCTTTTCTCTTTTGCCTATTTGTATAAGCCTTTTCGCTTGGACTGAGACTCTTCCTAACTGATTCAGGTAGGTAACGCCCCCTTTTTCTTCTTGGTTTTTTTGTATCACTCTTAGTTACATATCCCCATTTTTGCTTTGTCCATTTCTTTAAACTTTTTTGAGGTGACTTTAATGGCATTATCTATAACCTCCTCCAGCTTTTTTATATGCCCTAGCAAGCATTTGAGCTTTTCTAGCAGACCATTGTCCTGCTCTTCCACCCTTGCTACCTGCTTTAATTCTATAAAAAAGTCTTTTTCTCATAGCAGGTTTTGTATAATTACCTGCTTTATTTACTGTTGATTTTTTTCTTTTTTTTCTAGGCATTACCACTTCACCTTATTTGCCCAGTAACTACCTGACATTTTACCCCTTGCTATGTTCTTGCGATGTCTAGCCTTAAATGATTTACGCTTTGCTTTCATTCTAGCAGATTCTCCTTTTTTTGGTTTACCTGCTGTTTTAGCACCTTGCTGACCAAACCTAATAAGTTTTACTTTACTGCCAACCTTTGCAAGCACTACATGGGATTTCTTAGGATGGCTAGGAGTACGCTTCGGCTTATTGTACCCTTTTAATCCATACCTAGATAATCTTGGATCACGCTTTTTAGGCATTACTTTTTAAATATACCTGCAATTAAATCTTGCACTACTTCAGCAAACTCCTTAAACAACTCACCTTCTTTTTCTTCTTTTACAAATGGAATGTTTATTTTATCATTCATTAATTGAGCCATTTTATCTGCAAACTCATCTGACTGTGTATATCCTACGGCTTGTTCTTTCATTTTATCTGCTTGTTCTTCAGCAACTTTTACCAGCATTAATTTAATGTCCATTATTTTTTCCTTTTTATTTTTATACCTAAATATATTATACTCATTATTGCTACAATACATTGTAATAATAAATTAATTTCTGCTAAATAAACACCATAATTAGCAAAACTTATTGATGCTACTTTTAGACTATCCATTAATGTTTACTTCCCCCATTTAATCTTCCACTCATGTAACTAATTTTATCACTTAAATCATCCACATCTTTCATTAATGCTTCATGCCTACGATCCATCTTATCGTGCATACTGCCTTTAAAACCATTAATTGAATCAATTAACTTTACACAAATATTCATAGTATTATTTAGCTCTGCTTTTATTGTAGATAAATCTTGTTGTATTTCATCAATATGTGCTGTTTGAGACTTATTTTCTTTTATTAAATTAGTTATCATAAAACCAAAAAGAATCATGCAGATTCCTATTACACCCAACTCTCCATAAGCCTCTAGCATTGCCGTAGTATCCATTACCTCACCTTAACATTTTCATATTGTTCATGCTTATAGCACCAATTATCATCGCTGTATATCTTGCCATGATACCAATGCACTGTAGAATCAGTATCTATTATTTCAATAAATACTGTGTTTTTTGTTGTGTCGCTCGGGGTTACTTCTACCCCTGCTATTGTCCACCCCTGACTGCAACTCATTATTGACATACTTAACAGGAATGTCATAAGTTGTACTAATAACTTTAAAATCGCCATTATCTAATACTTTAATTATTTTGTTCATAATACCATCCACCATGCTATAGCAGTTTCTACAACTATATCAGACATGGTATTATACGCCCATGCTTTTTTTGTACCATAAGTTTCTTCATCTCCCTCAATAATCCATTCAAAAATTTCCCATAGTACGCCTAGTATAAAAACGCCCATTACACACCAGAAATCACTCCAGTGTAGCCATTGAAATATTTTGCAGAAAAAAGCTCCTGCCCCTAAATGGTAAGCAGTCCAACCATCTAACTGCCCTGTTCTTAACTGCCATGCAACTAATTTTGATATTGGAGTTTTCATTTGCTTACCACTTTATTATTTATTAATTTATGTTTTGATAGGTCAATTCTCCCATGACCATCCGAAGTTCTTTTAGCAACTTCTTTTACATATTCTTCTTCTATAGTTTTAAATGAATCAGATCGCTTTACAATTTCTCCATCTACTAAAAGAAAATACTGTTTAGAATTTGGATATGTTATTGTAGCAGGTGTGCCATCAACTAAAGAAAATGTTTTTACTATTCCTTTTTTATTATTTAAATGGATAGTAATGTTATAATCATGGGAGCATTGCCTAATAACCATTAGTCGTTTTCATCTCCCGAATCATGTGGTGAGTGATCACTCTCAAACATTTCTTTCAGTTCTTTAACACCTTTTTGATGTTTGTCCACAAATACCTTTTCACATTCAACTAATTGTTGTCTCATAAAAGCGTTTGTAGATAGTTTATTTTGAACATCTGCTACATGATTTTGATACATAGCAACTTCACCTGCTTTTTCTTTTTGTAAATCAGTCATATCCTCTATGATGTAATCTTTACCATCAAGATTCAAAACTGGCTTTTTTTGTTTTTCTTTTTTAGCCATTGTTGACTCCTTATTTGTTAATTAATCTTCTTTCTTACTATCTTCGTAAGCTTTCTTTACTTCATCTGTCCATAAAGCATTAGCTAAAGCCTGCACTTCCGCTGACTCTTTAGATACATCCATATCTGGTGATAATACTTTTCTATGATACTTGTAAGAGATTTCTGCACCATCTTCCATAATAGATGTTTTCGTACGAACATTGATATGCTTGTACTCACCTCTTACTTCATAATCATCTTTTTCTACTTTTGATAAAGCCATATTATTTTTCCTTTTTAATTATCCAATTAAATTAAATATGTTGCTTGAAATATTATATGTCCAGCATTTGTAAACTCACTAAATAAAAGCAGTCCTTCAGATGTTCCGTCATTAACATATAAATTTATCTGACTAGTATTTTGCGACACATAACCAGCAATTTTTTTTCCAGAAGCAAGATTTACAGTAAGACCAATTACAGAAGCAACACTTCTGTTTTTTTGTGCATTTGGAACTGCAAATGGTAGTCCTTTAATTGCAATAGTATCGCCAGATACCATATCTCCACTTGAAGAATTACCTATTGCTTGACCAGTTACATGAACTACATTTCCTATTTTTGTATAATTTCCAGCAGTTTCAGCGTGCATAGGTAAAACATCGCTTACATCATCACTTTGACAAATTACAGGACTCCACGTACCTTCTTCGTAGTCATCCAGAGTATTTGCGTCTGCACTTGCAACTTGACTATCTGGAAAGTTTACTCCAGAACAATAAACTGTAGCACCACTATCTTGTGCCATATAAACAGCAGTTACAGAAGCATTACCAAGTGTTACTGAATTATCTCCTTGTCCTGTTGCTTGAAATCCTATTACTGATTGGTTTGATCCTGTAGATGAACTTGCATCTGCTTGAACTCCCAAGATAGTATTTTGATCTCCTCCAGCAAGTTGATCCGCACTAAACGCTCCAAAACAAGCATTATTTGAGCCTGTAATTAATTTACCAGATTGATAACCATAAGCTGAATTAGAACCTCCTGTTGAATTTGTTAATAATGATTGATAACCTATAGCAATATTATTAGCTCCACTTTGTAAATACTTAAGAGCTTCTTGACCAATCGCAATTGTGTAATTAGCTCCTGTAGTTGTATTTGAGTCACCTTTAAATGCCTCCACCCCAATAGCAACTGCACCTGTTACAGCCTGTCCAGCAGGTATCCCAAATAAAGCATCACCACCAATTCCAACACAATAAGTTGCTGTGGTAGCAGTAGATAAGGCTCTTGAGCCTACAGCGACATTCGTAGAACCCGTAGTAATGTTTTCCATTGCTATGTTTCCGACTGCTGTATTATAAGTTGCTGTAGTAGTATCAAGCAGGGCTTGTTTACCAATGGCAGTATTACCAGTATTGCTATTCCCATCAACACCTTTTAATGCTTCAAAACCAACTGCTGTATTTGATTTTCCTGTTACATTTTCTGATAAAGCTAAAAATCCAACACCTACGTTTTCACTATTAGCACCATCACTTGCATGAGTCTGGTCTTGCAATGCTCCATAACCAATAGCTACGGCAGTTCCTCTTGTAACTTCTGCTTTTAAAGCATTATGACCTAAAATAGTATTATATTGTGAAGTCGTAATGGCATATCCAGCCGAATAACCTACTCCTGCATTCCCAGCACCAGTCGTAAGTTGATTTAATGCTCCATATCCCACGGCAACAGCACCTTGAGCATCTGCTGTAACAGCTCCTCTTAAAGTTGCAACTCCTATTGCAGTTACCCTATCTGCATGAGTCGAACCATCTAAGGCATTTAAACCGATTGCACAATTATAATCTCCCACTGTTACTGCGTGACCTGCGTTATCTCCAAAGAAAGAATTATAAAGTCCAGTATTTGCTAAATCATCTCCAGCTAAATATCCGAAAACTGTATTATATGTCCTTCCAGATGCACCATCATCATTATTACTTAGTGAGATTCTGGAGTTGTCATCAAGTATCATTCT